CATGCGCCCATTGTCGCACTCCTGCGGCCAGAAGGGGGGCAGGCATGGCCATTGATGTCCCTTCCGCCCGGTCCCTGCTGATGCAGGAGTACCTGGCGACCCAGGAGCTGCTGGAACTGCGCCAGCGCAAGCAGGAGACGAAGGTCACCGCGGCGAAGTGGCTGGACGACCCGCTCGGATTCGTGGACAACTGCGTCATCTTCCCGGTGCGGCGTGCCAGGCGCGGGGAGTCCCCGGAGCCGGGAGGGCTGGCCCCGTACCAGCGGGAAATCATCGCCTCGGTGCCGGTACTCAAGCGGGTGTCAGTGCGCGGGCCTCACAGTCTTGGCAAGACGACCACGGCTTCCATGGTGGTCCTGTGGTTTGCTCTTACCCGTGAAATGGCCGGGATTGACTGGAAAATAATGACAACGGCCGGATCCTGGACGCAGTTGAGCAGCTTCCTGTGGCCCGAGATACGCAAATGGGCCTACTGTATTAACTGGGAGCAGGTCGGGCGTGGCGCTTTTTCTGAGCGAACGGAATTGCAGAAGCACAATATCAGGCTTATGCGCGGCCTTGCCACGTCCGCATCCCCGGAAACGCCAGAAAGAATGGAGGGCATGCACGCCGACGAAGTGCTCTGGCTGTACGATGAGGCCAAACTTCTGGGCCCGGGGACGTTCGAGTCAGCCGAAGGTGCGTTCGCGGCGGCGGGCGACGACTCGTCGCTCAAGGCTTACGCCCTGGCCATCTCAACTCCCGGGGAATGCGCCGGGCCGTTCTACAATATGCACCATCGTACTCCTGAGTGGGAAGACTGGCACCCGCGCCATGTGACGATGGAAGAAGCCATCGCGGCCGGGCGCATGTCGCGGGACTGGGCGAACAAGCGCAAGAAACTGTGGGGCGAGAACTCCGCCGTCTACCAGAACCGCGTCCTCGGTGAGTTCTGCTCCAGCGACGAGGACGCGATCGTGCCGCTGTCGTGGGCGGAGGCGGCGATCGAGCGCTGGCGTGAGTGGGACGCGGCAGGCCGGCCCGACCCCGGTGACCCCCACGTTGTCGGCGTGGACGTGGGTGACACCGGCCCGGACAAGTCGGTCGCGGTGATCCGGTGGGGTGACATCGTCACCGAGATCCGGTCGTGGGGGCGCCAGGACACGATGCGCACCACCGGCCGGGTAGCGGTGATCCTCGGCGGCGACCCTTCAGCGACGGCGGTCATCGACGTCATCGGTGTCGGTGCGGGCGTGTACGCCCGCGGGAAAGAACTGGGCCTGAAGGTCGATGCGTTCGACGTCCGCAAGAAGACCACCCGGCGTGACAGCACAGGTCATTTCGGTTTCGTCAGGCTCCGGGACGCTGCGTGGTTCCGGCTTCGCGAATTGCTGGACCCGTCCCAGCCTGGTGGCGCGAAACTGGCGCTGCCCCCCGACGACGAGCTGCTGGGTGATATTACCGCGCTGCATTTCCAGCATATGAGCGACGGCAAGGTGCACGTGGAGGAGAAAGCCGAGATGCGCAAGCGCCTCGGCCGCTCCCCGGACAAAGGCGACGCCCTGATCGCGGCAATGTGGGTGGGGCAGGGCTCGTTCCTGGACGCCTACGGTGTGGTCCGCTGCCCGAACGGGAAGTGCCCGCGCGGGACGTTCTACGGCAAGGACGAGCGCGGGAAGGAGCGGACGCACTGCCCCTACTGCCGTGAGCCGCTGGATGTTCCTGATGAGGAGGCAGCATGAGCGACGGCACTGGGCACCAGGACTGGATCGCACATCACTTCCATGAGTTTGCGCGCTGGCAAGTGCGCGACCCGCGCGGAGCCGGCAAGACGGGCAAGCGCATACCCTGGCTGGCGACAGCCCAGGCACTCCCAGATGATGACGGGCTTCTTCCTGACCTGACTCATCTTCTCCGCAGTCCAGGCGACCCCGGGGAGGCCGGATGAGCCGCACCATCATCATTGACCCAGGGCTTGACGTGACTGTCCTCACCGTCGTAGGGGACGGCACCACGGCCCGGTCAGAGGTTCCCTGGGAGAGCACGGCTGTCACCGCCAGCCACGTTGCCGGCCTGCTGGACTCTGATCCTGGCGCGAACGCGGTGGTCGATGTCACGGGCGTGGGCGCTGCGGTCTATGACAAGCTGCGCGAGCTGGGCGCGAGCGTGCAGCCGTTTTACCCGGCCCGGCGCAGCCATGGCATCCGGTACGCGATAGATGAGATGAAGCTCATCCCGTCACGGACGCCCGGTGCGGTGGAAGACGCAGCGTGGAGCTTCATGGAGGCTTACAGTGTCCGGGTTTGCAGCCAGTGCACCCGCGGATTCACGGTGAACGGCACAGACGGCCAGCCGCGTACCCGCTGCCCTTTCTGCGGTTCCATTCTGGCCGTGGAGGGGGAAGAATATCCGATGGACGCGCTGGGGTCTCCGGCCCGCTACTACGCCGACCCGGCGCGTTTTGCCCGCGAATGCGCCCAGTTCCCCAGGGGGAAAAGCCTGGCGGGATATCAGGAGACCATCCTGTGGGAGCTTGGCCGCTCACGGCGGCTCGCCGTCCGCGCCCCGTCGGGAGCCGGGAAGACCGCCGTGGCCGCGCTGGCAGTCTTGTGGTTCGCGCTCACCCGTGAAGCTGCTGGCGTGGAGTGGAAAGTGATCATCTCAGCCAGCACCTGGAACGGCGTAAAGCAGTGGCTGTGGCCAGAGATCCGGGCGAGGGCGCTGCATCTGAGATGGGAGCGGCTGGGCCGGGAGCCGCTGGGCGAGCCCGGGGAGATCACGCGCCTGGGCATCCATCTGCGCCACGGCTCAGTCCTGCCTGTCAGCCCTGACCGTCCCGATCTGGCGGATACTGGCAACTGCCCATCGGTGCTGTTCGTCTTTGACGCAGCCGACGGGATAGACGGCGCGCTGCTCGACATGGCGTCGGCGTCGGCGTGGGGTGCCCCTGACGGGTATGCGCTGGCGGTCTCCACGCCCGGCGTGCGGCAGACCCGGTTCCGCGACATCTTCCAGCGGCCCGGCGAACATCACTGGGCGGTCATACACGTCAGCCAGCAGATGGCTGTGGCCGCAGGACGCATGAGCGCACAGTGGGCTGGCAACAGGGCAGAGAAGTGGGGTGCCGGGTCGGCGCTGTACCAGACGCACGTGGCCGGGGAGTTCCCTGACGCGCAGGACCCAGACGGTAAAGCCCCGCCAGTCCCGGAGGACGGCGGGGAGTAATGCCGGGGGGCCAGTTTCCCATCGGGTGGCCTGAATCCGGGGGTGATCACCGGGACCTACGATAGCAGATATGTGGATGCTGCCCGAGCGTGTCTGGGAGTGGGCGATGGCCTTCCCTGCGGATCACCCGCTGGCAGAACTGGGTGGCGTCTACCAGCGCGAGGAAGATGTGCGGCGCGACATGGGTCAGTGGCGGCGTGCCGCACTGTACCGCCGCCGTGTCTGGCGTGCCCGCTGGCGGCTGGCGGAAGTGAAGGGCTGGGATGCAGCGAACGTCTGCTGGGAACCTCGTGAAGAGATAATCCCCGCCAGTGCGGACCGAGGCCCGGACGGCGGGGATCAGTGAACGCAGGCTAACATGGCCATGGGGTTGCCAGGTGCCGCAGGAACGCCACGGCTGGCCAGTACGCAGGCTCAATACCTCCGCCGTCACTCCGCTGATCCGCTGGCCACGGGGAGCACACGGGAAAACCTGGCACCGGGTCCTATGGTCTCTCATACCAGTAGGCACAATCTGGCCAGTCACCGGGGTCAGCCTCGTCCACCGTCACGTATTTCGGCCGGCCGTCCCGGTCCACGGTCACGTTGATGTTCACCCCGGCGACATTCATCCACCACACGGTGGAGCACTGCTGCTCAATGTGCAGCCAGTGCCCGACCACCAGTTCGCCGAACTCAGTGCCCGGCAGGACCACCGGCCTGACGTGCCCGCGCTTCTTGCCAGCCATCTTCGCGCTGCTGCCGATGCTGTGCGCGGTCCCGTAGGCCACCTCGTCAGGGCTATGGCGCTTGAGCCGTTCGTGGACGAGGATGCGCCAGCGGCCACCTCCGGTGCGGATGGTCATGGTTCCTGCCTCGTCACTCCCCGCCCAGATCCACGGGGATCATCTCATACTTCCCATGCTCTTTCTGGATGAAGACCGGGCGCACGCGAGAATGATCAACTAGCAGTAGAAGTCTTTCGGCCTGAGCCTGAATTTGGCCCAGCATCGGGCCGCTAACTGCTCCCGCAAACCACCGGGCTGCATGTTCTGGCAGTACGATCTGGCCTGGCAGCATCTCGGAAAGCTGCTGGGTGCTGGAAGGGAAGACCAGTTCCAGCGGTGCCACCTCCAGTGCTGCGGCGATCACCAGTAGTTCGGGCACCGAGATGCCCTCCCGCCGTCCGTGCTCAAGTTTGGTAAGCGTGGTGCGGCTAATGGGAAGGCCGAAACTGGCGCATTTGTCGGCGAGCGCTTGAACAGTTATCTCCTGGCGCATCCGGTGATGCCGGATGGCGGCGGCGATCGATTGCATGAGCCCCGACGTCCATGGCGTGGTGACAGTGACGCTCATCGCTCGCCTCCTGCGATCGTCACGGTGACCTCACCGAACAGCAGGTCGTTCACCGTCACTCCCAGTGCCTGCGCGAGCGCGACGAGATCGTCAACGTCCACCCGCCGGTCACCCGTCTCAATCCTGGTTATGCCGGTGTCCCGGATGGGCTGACCGAGTTCATCCAGCCGCCGCGAGAGTGCGGCGGTCGTCAGATCCTGCATCTTCCGCAGTATGCGCACATTGACCGCGACCTGCTGAGACGCCGGCCCAAACGTCTTCTTATGTCCTGCCACTTGAGCAGTAAAGCATGTCACTGGGTAGAGTTGCAACCTGAATGGAGGTATCCGATGGCGCCTTGCGACATCTCCGCCAGCGACGCCCTGTCTGCGCTTGAAGCCTCTATCGTGAAGGCCGTCCGTGAAGCCGCCAGAGCCGCCCATGCGGCAGAGGTACTTGGCCAGGCCATTGGTGCCATGACCGCAACGGAAGGAATCCCCATGCCCGCACCTGACGACCAGCCCGAGCCCTTCCCCCTCGGCGACGGCCTGTCCCCGGAGTTCGCCGCTGACATGGCTGCCCGCATGCAGGCGTACCTCACGGCCATGGGCCTGTCCCAGCAGATGCTCACCCCCCTGGACCAGGAGGCGGTGCAGATGCATGTGGTGTTCTCCGCCCTGGTGCAGGCCGGGTTCACTGAGGACCAGGCCATCAAGTACCTGGCGTGGAGACGCGGCTGAGCCAGCCGCCCAGGCCGCCAAGGATGCGCGCCCGCCCCCGGCACCCTGCCATGATGGGAATGGTAACCGTTCCC